CTTGGTCCCGGTACAGCGTGAAGCTGCGCGGCGCGGTCGAGGGGCTGAGCAGTTTGGCCAAGCCATACGCGTCAAGCGGGGACTGAGATGCCGGGGTACCCGTCAGCATCCACAACCATGTGCTAGGTTTGATGATCTTGTTGAGCGACTTCCACCGTGCGGTGGATGCAGTCTTGTAGGCGTTCGCTTCGTCAACCACCACCATGTCAAAGTTTGCAGCAGCGATCTCGTTTTCCACGATGCTGACACCATCAAAGTTAATGATGACAAACTCAGCGTCCGAGTTGATGATCTTGATGCGCTTTTCCCTACTGCCGTACGCTACACCCACCTTGCGGTGCATCGCCGCTTTGAAGATGTCGGCCTGCCATGCGGACTGCATGATCGACAACGGGCAGATGACCAGTACGCGCTTGATCTGCTTGAGGTTCATCAAGTAGTCAGCAGCCCACGTGACCGACATCGTCTTGCCAGTGCCGGGATCATTGAAACAAAACGCCCTGCGGTGTAGCGTCAAAAATGCAGATGTCTGTTTCTGGTGTGCGAATGGGTCATATATACCGGGCCAGCCGTACTTGGCAATGATCGGGGACGGTACGTTCTTGATCTTGAGGTTCTTTAAAACCTGCGCTTCTTCCAACCCCCAGTGGACCATCACGGTACTGAGTGGGCCGTCTTCAACAAGTGCGCTCTTGGGTATGACGCTCAAGACCTTGTGTGGGTTCTTGAGTCGTAGCTTCAGGGCCTTGCCTTGAATGATTTCCATGTGTTCTCCAATGCAGAATATCCCGAAAGTGGAATCCACGTTCGGGTCTGGGGTTGGCACCTTGCGGGTGCCATTCGGTTGGGTCAACCCCCACGAAAGGACTGGGACCTCCAACTGGTATGGTTTAAGGGTTCAAATCTTCAAACACCCCCGCAGCCCCACTCATACCTGACGGACTGCGTATTCCAAGGCTACTTGGGCTTGTTCTTCTTTACGGTGTGATCGCTGTTGCGGCTGAACGACCTGTTTGCTGATGCTGTCTTGAGCTGCAGGTTGCTTTTGCTGGTGCTACCACCCTTAGATAGTGGGCGCTTGTGGTCAATATCCTTGCCCTTGCGGTCGATACCCTCTCGGTCGTACAGGTCGCGGGCGTTTTCTCTTTTACGTCTTGCATCTGCTTCACTCTCTCCTCGTGCCAGTTGTTGCTGGTACTCTTTTTTGTATGGTCTTGGCTTGTTCACGAATGGCATGTCATTTCCTTCCACAATGGGCGCACGACGTCACCCAACAGTATTGTTTGCACAGGCCGTTTGGTTTTGCGTTCCATACGCCTGAACTGTATGCACCTTCCAGCATGGTCACGGTTGGCATCCAGTTGCCCCAGTATCGATGCTGTTGTTGCGCTTCATAGACTGTAGGGACAAATTTACCCTCGGTCAAGAACAACAAACCGCCCTTGACAACGGTGATCTTGGGGAAGATTTTGAACACTGCCAACGCCATCAGTTCGAGCTGGCCGAGGTCTGCATACTTGGATTTACCCAGCTTGTAGTCCACGACTCGGGCTTCGCCCTTTTCCTCGTTGATGATCAGCAGGTCAGCCACCCCCCGGAACCAGCACTCTTTGTCAAAGAAGTCGCATGGCTCCAAGGATTCGGTCAGGGCTACCTTGAATTCGCAGTGCTTGTCACCGGGAATCTTGATGAGGCTGTCCAGCGCGGGCTTGATGAACGCAAACTTCTCGGGGATCGGGGTGCCGTCCCGCACGTAGAACTCAGCAGCGGAGTGGACCTCCTTGCCATACAGGGCAGCTTCGCCTTCTGGCTCCTTGACGTCCTTGGCCACCTTGGCGTGGTAAAACTTCTTGGGGCAAGTCGTGAAGGTCTTCAGGCTGCTGAAGCTCCATGCTGGGATGGTTGGCATTTGGTTCCTTAACAATCACCGTAACTGTCGCCCATGCCGCTTTCGCAGTTGACAGGCAATCCTTCCGCCCACGCAGGAACCCATCGCATGCAGGTTTCTACGTAAGCCCGTGCTTCATCGGCTTCTTCCCGCCTCGCAACGATACCAATAGCATCATGCACGGTAAGGACAACCTTGTACCGTTTGGCGATTTTCAGCATTTGTTCACCGATGATACACCTCGCCACAGCCTGTGTGAAGTTCTCAACGACCTTCCCACCATAAATTTTGTTGGGTCCGGTGCGGGTTGTATATACAAACTGCCGTTTGCCCTCGTTGTCGGCCACCTCGCGGATGCCGTTGTAGTAGATGTACAGGCCGTTGGGCAGCAGGATGCCCTTGTCGTCCACAGTGAGCAGGCCGTTGCGTCCCAGCTTCATGGTCTGGCCGCGTACCATGCACCTCAAGGCTTCTTGCGAGTCACGCCAAAGCTGCGGAATCATGGGGTACTTGGTGCGGTAGGTGGTGATCGCCTTGGTTGCTTCCTCAAGGGGCATGTCCATACCGAACGTCTTGAGCTGGGCTTGGAACTTCGGGCCACCCATGCCATACCCCGCGCCAAGGATGGTGGTCTTACCCACAAAGCCTGCGTCCTTGTCCGGCTCAGTCTCCACCCCATCCACAATAACTTTGCGCTTGCGGTTGACAGGTCGCCCGTAGATGTCCGAAGCCATGTCCGAGTAAATGTCCTCCCCGTTGGCAAACGCCGCGACCAGATCATTCTGGTTGGCTTCCCACGCCAGCGTTCGGGCTTCGATCTGTGAGGAGTCCGCGTCGATGAACACGTAGCCCTCGGGTGCGAGGATCGCCTTCTTGAGCTTGCCTGCGTTGGGGCCACGGCTTGGCAGGTTCTGCAGGTTCACAGAGTCCGACCCACCCCATCGCCCAGTGTGGGCTGCGTAGTACTTGAGCGGCACAGGGAACACCCCGTTGCGCCTGCCGATGTTGATGAATCGTTGCGTGCGGGTTTCCTCCAGCGTGGATTTAGTACCCAGACGCGCAGCGCATAGCGCCTGTACACGCACGTCCTCGTGCTGCGCTAGGGCTTTGAACGCCTCATCGCTCTTGGCAAACGCGTAGGTTTCTTTGCCCGTGGCCATGCTGATCTTCATCGGGATGGTCGGCACCACACGCTTGCCTTCTTCATCGACCAGCGCTTCAAGGATGGCGGCGAACTTGGGATTGCTCATCAGCTCCTTGCGGATGCCCGCACGGGTCTCCTCGTCCCCGAGGATTTGCTGCAGCGCCAAGTCTTTGCGACCGATCGCACTCAGTGCGTTGACCAGATGCCCTTGCTTTTGTGCAGCGGTGTCTTCGAGGTGAAGCTCCAGCGCACGGTCATCCAGCCTGAGTACGGGTTCCACGTACATCTTCAGCGTCAGATCAATCAGCTTGAGTTCAATCGGTGGGAAGCCTGCAGCCATCATTTTGTGGAAGATGGTGTGCGTCAGCTCCACGTCATTTTTGCAGTACGCGCCGTATTGCGCAAGCTCGTGGGAGGAGAACTGGTGGCTTCTTTTGCCCTTGGCATCCAGCACTTCGGTTCCTTTGACGCCTGCGCCGTAGCGTTCGGCCATCGCCTTGAGGGAACCCCCGGCATCAACGCCATGCAGGGCGCGGCCCATCGACAGGGTGTCCAGCCAGCCCTTGGGTTTGATACCGCCGCGCCATGACATGATGGCCCCATCGAACATGGTGTTGTGTGCAAGCACAAACGCGTTTGCCCACGGCAAACTCCGCAGCTTGGCCCGCATGAAGTCCTGCGAATCGGAAACCCACACCGCAGGCTCGTTGTCGATCTTGTACGCAAAGCCAATGACTTCAAAGCGGTCGTCGTTCACATACTCTTCGGTGCTGAGTTTGGTCAGGCTGTAGTCCGTGTCGTAGAAGGTTTCAAAGTCGATGGTGATCAACTTTGTCATGAGCTGGCCCCGTTGGATTGCATGTAATTCCTATACGCTTCATCGAAGTTCGCGTTTAATTGGTTGAGTGCGGTTTGCTGAAGTACCGAGTTGGAAATTACATCCCCACCCAGCGCAGCGCCGGTCGCAGTGGTCGCGTATTGCTGCCCCATGCCGAGGCTAGTCCCGCTACGCACAAATGGGGAGTCTTTTGGTTCTTGGCCTGCCAGTATGCTTTTGAGCATGCTCTTGTACTCGCGGTCGCGGTAGATTTCGCGGTACTTTGCCACCATCAAGTCAACTTCAAACTGATCGTACGCCCACATAACATTGCGGTCGGGTACCGGTCTGTTTCCGGTGTAAGCCCCAGCGTAACGCTCCAGTGCTTCGCACAGTGAGTTCCACCGCCCGTAGTGTTCAAACTCTTCAGGGTTGCTGTCCATACGCTGCAGCACCAGCTTTACAAAATCACATGGTTCATTCATAAAAGCACCATCAACGCCTCTACGGCGTCCAAATTTGTTTCGTTGACAACCAGCGCAAACCCATCGGCTTGCCTGATCCTTGCAATCTCCATCTCCTGCAGCACGGTGGTTTTGCCTTTACCTGCCTTACATTCGATGGAGAAGAACCGCCCGTTCTTGCACCCCACCACATCGGGGATGCCTTGCCTGCCGTATCCGTTGGCGGGGGGCTTGAAGTAGTACGCGCCGTGGGCGTCCAGAATCTTGCATACAGCAGCTTTGACCTTGCCTTCAGGCGTTTGGGCCATGCTGCACCTCCTTGAGCTTCTGCATGTAGTGCTTGGCCTTGCCAGCGTCATCGCTGCCGTCCTTGCGCCCAGCACGCAGGCTGTACTTGATGATGTTGCCTTTGAGGAACCCTCTGAATTCCTCGGGCGTCAGCACGGCCTCCATGATGTGCCACGGCTGTATGGGCATGTCTTTGTAGTGGTTGCCACTGACCTGCATGTCATCGGCCGAGGTGCCGTTGATGCCTAGGTTCAAGCGGCTTGTCTGTATCATTTGCTGCAGCTCCTGCTCTTCCTCGGGGGAGAGAGTTGGTGTGAGTTCGGGGAACAGTTCCATCTGCGCGGAGTTTGGGATTGGTTTCATTTCAGTTTCTCCTTGGTTTGGTTTCAGGTGGTGGGCAATTTTCTGGGGGGACAACCACGCACCAGATGGCGCTGTGTTTACCTATTCCGCCGAACCGGGTCCAGCGGTCGATATAGGCGTCAGGCATGGTGTGCAACAGCTTGCGGATGTTGCCCGGCTCGCGGTCCAGATTGTTGGCTATTGTGCCTACGTCCATACCGTCAGGGTTATCGCGCAGGAGTTTGCGAACGGCGTGCGTTGCGAATGTTCTCATTACAGTTCG